ATAAAATTTGCTAATTCAAAATTATAACTAAATTCTCTTACATTTGATTTTAAAGTACCAGGCTTAAATCTATATTCTTTTCTACCCGTAGTTGCTTCTTTATCAAATGCTAAGGATAATCTGGTATCTATTACGGTTGCATCTTGGTCTTGTCTAAAAGTACCATATCGTAACTTTAACATTCCTATTGAATTTTGATTAATAATATCCAATATTTGTGCTAAAAAATCTACTCTTGAAATTGCTCTTTCCCAACAATCTGCAATTTTTCCTAAATCAATAAATATATTTAAAGCATTACCAATAGATTCATTTACGCCCTTTGGCACAAGCTTTATTTTTGTTAATTGAAAAAATCCATCAGAATTTAATAGATAATTAACATCTTTATTAACTAATATTGATAACCCATTGATTCTATTATCCTCCGTTTCGGTACTATTCCAAACTAAATTTCCATTTTTATCAAAGGTTATTTTTGCTGCTGTTTCTATTGGAAACAATACATCTTCCGTTGGTGCTATCATATTTTTATGAATCGAAATTGGAATGATTTCATCTTTTGCACCACCAACATCAAAAAAATCAAATGAACCTTTTTGATTTTTATCATTTGGAATTTTAAATATGATATCATTTGTATTACCACCATCGGCAATTAAATTATTCATTAAAATTTTTAGTATAAATCTTAATGAAAGATATTTTCTATTTGATGTTACTTCATCACCTTTATCCTCATTTACTTTTTTCCAATTAAAAAAATCATTTTTCCATTCTTTTTCTTGTAGTTTATCAATAAAATCGGAATTTAATTTTAATAATTTTTTTATAGTTGCTTTCCAATTAACAAACTCATTATTTTTATCTTTAGCATCGGTTGGGGTTGCAATACTTGTATATTGATTTTCAATTCTTGGTGGTAATGCTAAATTATATTCATTACCTTGACTTATTTGTAATCTTATATTGTAAGTACCATCTCCTTCAATACTATATTGATAGTTTGTAAGTTTACCCGCCATTCTATCATATGTTCCTTTTGAATTTTTACATTTTTCTAAATATTTAGAAAATTGTTCAGTTGTTGGTTTGCACAATTCTCTAAATTCATTTACAAACTTTGTATAATTATTTTTTGGATATAATATATTTCCTTGTTTTAAAATATCATATTGAGAACCATCACCCCATTCTAATAAAATATCCATTTGAGCTTTACAAAAAAACAATTCAAACATTTCAAATTGTTTTAATGAAAAACATCTTATATTAACATCTGCCTGTCTTAATATTCCACTATTTTCGGAACTCACATCTATTGATTCTATAATTGGGGTTGATATTAATCTACCACTTTCTCCAACAATTTTTATCGGTTTTCCATCAAAATCTATTCCAACTACGGTTTCGGATGTTTGATAAGTAAATTTTGTATCAATTTGGTTACTAATTATACATCCATTATATTCTGCTGTTTGTTTTCCTAATAAAATTTCTTGTATTTTTTCTTTAATTTGATTTTTGTATTCCATTTTTGCATCCGCTTTATATATTTTTGCACCGGATGACATAACAACAAACGGCATTTTAAATACCGATTTATTAGGGTCGTTTTCTCTTTCTTCTAAAATATCGACTACCCATGTTTTTAAAGGAGCAATACTAATCATATAACTTATGTATTTATTCTTTCTAAATCGAAATTTATACCTGAAATATTTGATGGTATTCTAAGTTGTCTACCTTCTTCGATATGTAATGTGGCATCGTTTAAATTATTAGCTACCGCAATAATCCACCACAAATTTTTATCACCATAATATTTGTTAGCCAATACATCCAATCTATCGGTAGATGTTGTAATGATGTACATATCATTATCCGTTGGTTTTATTTTTGGATAAATAGTACTTTCCAAATATTGTTTTTTGGTTTCGTTTGTCACTAATTTTTTTGTATATGTATATCTACTTGCCATTTATTATTGCCTAAATTTCCAATCATCAGGATTATCATCATAGTCTCTACTATTATTTGGTTCAGCTGATGCTACTGCTACCGATTGCTCATTTGGTTTTGCGTTTGGATTTCCATTTTCTTTAGTCATATCATCCAATTTAAATGTAAGTTTACTTTTACCATTTGATTCAGTAATAGTTGCATTTTCAAGTGGTTTAAATTTTATTTTAACATCTACACAAGTCGGATATACTATTGGTTTTTGTATCGTACTACCATAACTAGGATTTGAATGTGCCCAAGAAACTTCTTTTGGTACTGATATATCTAATGAAGTCACTATTGCTTTTATATTTTTATAATAGTTTCCTAAACTAAAATAAACAATTTTAGGTCTAAATACCAATGGTGAATAATTTGGATTTTGCAAATCAACTTTGATAACATCTTCATCGGGAAAAACTAATTTTCTTAATTCATTCAATTTTGCTTTCATAATTTGACTTTGCGATTTCATAAACATATTAGGATTATCTAAATAATAAACTTTAAAATCAATACTTATTTCTCTTTCAACTCCAACATATCTGTATACTTTAAATGGTGAACCTACATATCTAAAATCAGTCCATTCTGGATCTGCAGATTCTTCTATTGCTTCTATTGCTGCCGGAAATAATAAATTTTTATTGTCATTTTCTCCTTCTCTTGTTTTTATTAAAAAGTATTGAAAAATATTTTGTGTATTTTGTTCTACTAATTCTTGAACTTGTTTATCTTCCTTTGTTATACTTGATAAAAGTTTATTATTAAGTGTATCCCATTTTAGTATTTTTGCTTTATTAAATGATTCTAAAACTGCTTCTCCTGATTTATCTTTTGTTTTAAAATAATCCGAACCTTCAGCTTTATTATCAAATGTTAATTGTTTAATTGCATCTTCTAAACTATCTTGTCCTGGTTTAGCTCTTTTCTTTCTTTTGGATGTAAGAGCACTCGTTAATCCTTTTGTAACTAAATTTTGTGCAGCACCTATTGCTCTACCAACTGCTTGTTGTGCTATTTCTTGTGGATTGTTTCCTTGCAATAATCCTGTAAGAGGGTTTGCTCCGGGTTGTTTAAAAGATAAAGCCTGTCTAGCGATATCAATATAATCCTTATCTGCTTCTACTGCATTCTTTAATCCACTCCAATTTTGATTTATAGGTTGCCCATCTACCGAAACTGGTGGGACCCCATCTGCTGGAAATATTGTATCGGAAGGTCTATATGCTCCGTTTTGTCCTAATAAGTTTGATAAAAATCTACCAAATCCACCACCAGAACCTTTTGCTGATGAAGGTCTTGCCGATTTAACTGCTAATGTTCTTGCAGGGTCTATACTTCCTCTACTTTCAATTCTTACCAAATCTGTACCATATACTCTTGGTAGGTTTTTTACAAATTGAAGTAATGGTCTATTCTTATTTAATTCAGAATTTACAATGTTTTCCTTCTTTGCAGGTTGTTCTACAAATGGAACATTATAATTTTTATCTAAAAATAAATCTCTTACGGATTTTTGTGCCATTTACACTTTGTTTAGTATAAATATTTAGTATTATAATTATTTGCCGGTCATAGATATTACCTATGCAAATATTGGTATTATCCGTATGTAAATACTGGTTCTTTATTTACACCTGTATTATTTATAACTCTCTTTGTAATTGAAGTTGTTATATCTTTACCATCTAATACAAGTTTAAATTCTGGCTTTGTCAATTTTACCATCATACCTTGTAATATTTCAATATTTTTTAATAATACATTGGTTGCCGATGCTTCTGTGTTAATACTTTCTAACTTTTTATAAGAGTTTTGGTTTACTTGTAAGGCCTTATCATTTGGTGCAGTTTTAGTTATAACTACACCGTTTGTAGTTGTTGCCGTACCATTTGTACTCAATGAATTTATTGCGTTTTGATTTAATCCTCTTCCTATTGTATTTCCTGGATTTAATAATTTATTTGCTGCAACTCTTTCTTCATGTGAAACATAATATTTTTTTACATAATCTTCGAATGTATCTCCACCACCTTTTGTTCTATTTATATCATCCATTGCTTTTGCAATGTTAATTAATCTTTCATTTTGTTTTGATTGGGCATATACTCTTTGTCTTTCAAAATCTGCAGAAAAATCTGCTCCATAGTATCCAGATTGTTGAACTCTTCCATAATTATACATATTTTTGCTTGGTTGAAACCCATATTGCTTATAATTAAATTCATTTATTCCTTGTTCACTAGGTCCTCTAAAACCAAAACTAGCTGCGTTTAATCTTTTTTCAATACCTATTTTAACTTGTCCAATAAATTTTTGTTGAGTTTGTTGAGCAAGTAATGCATTTATACCTCTTGTAAATTCACTATAAAATTCAGCACCTATTTGTGCCATTTCTACGGTTTGTGTAGTTAATAGTGCAAATCCTGCATCAATATATGCATTTTCGAATGTTAAATTTTTTTGTGCATCCATAAACGCTTTTAAAAACGATGCGTTTGATTGTATTCCAACACCAGGTCCTTTTTCATAATCAGCGGCTGTCATTTGTGTTATATCTAAACCACCTGTTGCCTGTTTAAGTGCTTCTACTGCAAAAAAACCAGCTGCTTGTGCTTTTTCTGCTAATCCACTTGACTTTAATAATGCAAATGCTTCAGATGCTCTACCTGCTGCAAATAATGCTCTAACTTGTGATAAATCAACATTCTCACCTAATATAGCACCCAATGTCATTTCGGCTTTAATACTATCTTTATAGTTTAAAACCATACTCTTTCCGGCATTTGCAATCTTATCAAAATCACCACCCAATTGTCTTGTTGCTGTAATTTGTTTTAATAATGCTTTATAACTATTTACATTAAATTCTGCTGCTATTTCTGCCGAATTTGCTAATTGCCCTGTAATATCCGCTAAATTATATCCATCTTTTGCTGCTCTTGATAAACTGGTCTCCATAGTCGAAAATGCTTGGCTACCACCGGTTCCATCAAAAATTCTTATTGTTTTTAATATATTACCTATTTCACCTGTTCCTACACCTGTTTTTTTACTAAATACTGCAACATCCTCTCCTAATCCTTTCATTGCCGAACCTGCCGTTTTTGAAACTTCGGACATTGCAGATACTATCGATTCTGCACCCACACCTGCTAATTGTAATTGGTTGGCTGCGTATTTAGGACTTCCCAAACCAGAGCCAAAAAATGCAGTTTTTGATGCTGCATTAAAAGCTGCTGTATTTTTTGCCATTGTTTCTCTAAAATTCAAATCAGCTTTTAAACCAGGAATGCCTGCTTGTATTTCAGCATATTGTTTTAATTGGTCGATTTGATTTTCAAGAGTTTTGGTTATTGCATCATATGCTCTTTCAATATCAATAATCTTTCTTGGATTAAGTTTAGCCATTACATCAGAATAAGAACCTGCTAGTTTTAATGCACCATATCCCATCATAACACCACCTAAACCCGCACCTACTCCGGTAGCAGACAAACTGGCACCCTCTATAATATCTCCTACACCACTAACTCCTTTTTCCATTTCAGGTGTAACTCCAAACGCCGCTCCTAATGCATCCGATGCAAGTTGGGATTTTTGTTTTGCTATCGCTGACCCTGCTGTGGATTTACCACCTTGTGCAGTTTGTCCAACACTTACACTCATTTTATCCATCATCCCTTTTAATTCTGGATATTTTTCAAGTATATCTTCTATTCTTGCATCTACTTTATCCCACTCACCTGCTGACTCAGTAACGGCTTGACTGTATTGTTTTGCATTAATAATACCTTTTTTATTTTCTACTGCACCTTGAATTATACTTTTATTAATTGTAGCATATTGTTCTGCTACTTCAACTAATTTTTCTTTTTCTTCTTGTGTATATTTAACAGAACCTTCTACAAATGATGCAAATTCTCCGGAAATTGTTTTTGTTGATTTTAATGCTTTTTCAAGCATTTTTGCTTGTGCAGTTGTTTTACCAAATGATTTTGTAATATCAGTATTTAAATCTAAATATTCTTCATTATCATCTATTAGGGTTTCGACTCTTTGTCTTAAGTCATCTGCTGCTTTTTGTTGTGCTTTTGCAATTTTTTCAGTATCTGCTAATTTTTGTGCAGTTGCTTTTGCTTCTTCTTTTTCAATTATTTTTAATTGTCTAAGATAATCTTTTTGTTCATTAGCTGCCTCTTTGATTGCATCTTTTAAATCTTTTTGAGTATTATATTGTTTTTCTAAAGATTTTATTTGAGCATCAATTTTAGCCTTAGCAGCACCAACTAAATTTTTATTTTCTTTAATTTCTCTGTTAAGTTCTTTCCATTTTGCATCTGCTCTTTCTAATTCCTGTCTATATGCAGCTGCTTCTCCGGCTAATGCTCTTAGTTCTTTTTTATCTGCCATTAGTATTGTTTCTTAAGAATGTTTTTAAGTTTTGTAGTATCCATTCCTTTTTTATCTTTGGCATTTTTGATTGCACGTAAAGTATTATCTAAACTATTATTCCAGCTATGATATATTTTACCCAACTCAGGATCGGTTTTCATCATTTTTTTAATAAACTCTTGTTCTTTATTTTTTTCCTTTGCATTCAAAAATAAATCCCAAAGTTTAGAAAACATATTTACTTCTACTAATCTCTTTTTGGACATAATAATACTTTATGTATAAATATTATTTTCTTTTAGTTTTAGACGAACTACCACCCTTTGCTTTATTCAAAGCTTTTTCGTGTTCTTCTTTTTCTTTATCTTTTGTATCTAACAATTTTTTCCAATAAAATTCTCTTAATTTAGTTGGCATAAAATAAAGGTCATTCCAATTAAATCCACCATTTGAATAATATATCATTTGAAATATCTGGTCGTGTAAAATTACACTATAATTACTCGGAAGGGTAAAAAAAGTCAACCCCGAAAGGTATACGAAGTGCCTCCGTATCACCCGTAGAATAGATGTGTTCAAATGTAAAATTCAAATCAGGTGTTAATCTTTGAATTTCTTTTCTAAGACCTCTACTATCACCTGCTAATAATCTATTTGATACAAAATCAGAAATCGTTCCTAAATCTCTACTTCCATTTACTTCTACTATGATTCTTCTATATCTTGCTGTAATTTCTCCACCCATTGATGTTACTTTTACTATTGCTTCAACATCTTTTTTGATTGCAATTTCATCACCATGAGTTAATAATTTAAATTTAATAGGAGTTTTGGAAATAGGTAAAACAAAATCATATTCATTTTGTCTATTTAACAATGTTTCATCTAATTCTTTTACTTGAATTTTTCCCAAATCAATATTCACTTCTTCTTGTTCTCCTGTAAATTTATCTATGATTTGTACAGGGTAATTAGGTCCAAATGCCAATACTCTACTTGCAACTAATATTGCATTTTTATCACCAACCATCAAATCTTCTGGTTTAACTCCGGGTTCAATAACAATTGATTCTAATAACTTATCAATATGTACACCTTTTGTAATTAAATTGGTTGAAGTTAAAATATCTTCTTCTTTTGCTGTCATCAATTTAACCGTAATTTCACCTTTTGCCAATGGATGTCCCTCAGGATAACATAATCCTTTAGATGGTAAACTTATAATTTCAGTTGGAAACGGATAGTTTCTTTGATATTGTTGTGGTTGAGGTCCTAATCCTCTTGAAAATTGAGGGTCTAAATTTTGCTCCATAATATAACTTTGTTGTTTATTATATATATTCTATTTCTAAAAAAATAAAAAGGGGAACATTTCTGCTCCCCTTCTCTTTATAATTTCTAAATACGATTAGTATTCTAAGATTGCTTGGTCGAATGTTAAAGTTAATTCAATTGATACTGGGTCAGTTGCATTACTCCAATCCATCTCACCAAAGTTTGCTTGAGAAATAAAACAACCTTCCAAAGTCCATTGTTCAACTTTATCACCTACTGGTCCTAAAGCGTAGAAAGTGACAGTCTTTTTGTAGAATGCTGCGTAACCATCTCTACCTGTCAATGATTCGTGTGATAATCTAATCCAATCCATTACTCCTTGTGCTCCTGAAGGAACAATTGGGTCATAAAGTGTTACTGTGATATCATCCCAGTTTGATTTACCTTTAATCTTTCTTTTTACATTGATATGGTCTAATTCAACTACTTCAGATGTGAATGTAGGTCTTCCTGCTGTTTTTACCATATACGCTGGTATTCCAGGAGTTAATTCCATATAGAATCTATTGGCTAACTTAGGTTCCCACTGCTTATAAAAAATTTGGTCGTATGTTAAAACTTGTGGCATTTTCTTCGATTTATTTATTTATTTATTTTATATAAATATTTGTTTTTAAAATTATCCCTCAAAAGTTGCTCCTGTTGGTAAGATGTTGAAATCAATTTGAATGAATTCAGCTGTCTTAGTTGGTTGTAAGAAAATAGCACCTTTTAAGATGTTTCTATCCACAACATCAGGAGTATTATTACTTTCATCCATAACAACTCTGAAAGCGTATAAACCTTGATTTTGTTGAATACCTGTTAAGTAAGGATTAACAATATTTAAGAATGCTTGTCTTGTTGTAGATGTATTTTGTTCGAATACTAAATACTTTGATGTAGATGCGATAAACTTTCTCACAGATAATAACAATCTTCTTACGTTGATTCTATCTAATGCAGATGGTTTATCTTGTAATGTTTTTTGTCCGAACACTACTGGATTTGATACACCTGGGAATATTACAATAGGGTTTACTTTACCATCATATAGAGTATCTCTTTCAGATTGGGTTAATCTATTCAATACACTTACTGCACCTGTCAAACCACCTCTATTCAAACCTGCTGGTGCGAACCATTCTGCTGCTACTCTATCGTTTGCTGCGAATACACCTGGTAATAATACTGATGGTGGAACTGTGATTAATTTATTTGTGTTTATATCAATTGTTTTAACCCAAGGATAGTAAGATGCTACATAGTTTGAATCAATATCACCTGCTTTATCTACTGCATTTGTAATAGTATCATTTGCTACAACACCATCCAGTATTAAAAACGCATCACTTCTTTGTTCTACTAAATCTACTAATGCCTGTGCAATATAAGAATGTTGACTTTGTATAACGCCAGGTGCAACTACCATATTAATATCAAATTCATCTGTATTTGATAAAGCGTTAATTGCTTTCATATACGCTACTGAACCCGAAGATGTAGAAGATGATAAGTTAAATCCTTGTGAGTTAGGACCTGATATATCAGCACCTTTTTTGATTTCAGTTGCTGGATTAATACCATCAAATCCTTCTTGGAATGCTACAATGAATTGTGCTCTACTATCACCAACTACTAAAGTATTTTGTGCAGCGGTATCTAATCCGAATACAGAGTTAGAGCCTTTACCTGCTCCTGTTGGAATTGGTTTTAAGTAGATATTATTATCAGTATTGTTATCTAAATCAATACCAGGAACTAATATAGAACCAGATTGTGCTACTGAACCTGTTGAGAATGTTACAGCAGGGATACTAAATGCACCTTTAGCTGCTGATGCTGAAACTGGTAAAGAATATTTATCGTGTCCGAAAGGTACTGCTTGAACTGGTGCATTTTCGTTTAAGTTTACAATTCTAACATATTTTGAATTGTTTACCCAATCACCTGTTTCAGTAATTTTACCTAAAGAATTTATTGATAATTTTCTATCACCAATTACTCTACTAATATAATTTGGAGAGTTAGGGTCTAAGTTTACATTTGCGAATGTTTCCAATACTATCTTTTTCTTATTAGTATCAGCAAAATCTCTTACAACAACATTAAATGTACCATAATCAGTACCATTTACACTACCTGCTGCTTTAATATTTGTAATACCAATTTTAACTTTAGTGTTTGATTTATTTCCAACACCTAAAGTTTCGAATTGTAATAAGTCGTATCTATCACCACTAATAGTTTGTGATTTAATCATTGGAGTCAATGCTTCCTGTGCATCAAAGTTAAATCGTTGTTCATCCAATATAAATACTGAAGAATCACAGGATGCATCAAATGTCATAGATGCATTTTTAAAGAATCCATATACATAAGGATTTTTAGAACCAAATGCTGAATTACCAAATACTGCTTCGATATCGTTTGTATCTTGTGGGTCTAAAGATGCTGATACATCAAGACCAGTGCCTCTCAATACGAAATCTCCATTACCTGCTATTGAACCTGTACATTGTGCGTTTGCAAAACCTGCATTTGCACTACCTGATGTATTGAATAAAATACCTAAAGATGCTGATACTGAACCAGAAGTTGCAGTTAATAATAAAGGGGCGTTTTCAACGTAACCACCTACCCCAGCTACTCTACAAATTGTTGCAGTTCCTGCTTCTCTTAAATAATTTTGTACTGCTAAAGGGGTATAATAAGTTCCATCTGCACTTCCATATAATGATTGAAATTCTGCCTGTGAGTTTACTATTGTAGGAACCACTGGTCCTTCTAAAAATGGTCCAATGAATGCTGCTCCAATGTTTGCAACACCTTGTTGTAAAAATGAAAGGTCATTTTCTCTCGTAAATACACCAGGAGATACTAATTTTTCTGCCATGTTATCTTCTATTTAATAAGTTAGTTTTTATCTATTATAAATATAATATTTTATTCCAAAACACCAATAATTACTTTAATGCCACTTTGAAATAATCGTATACTTGATTCACCGTTGTTGAACTTTGTAATACATTATAGAACAATACTGCATTGATACCACCGTTCCAAAAAGAATTCCTTGCACTATTCGAACCAATTGTCACATAATCCGTTGAGGATGGTGCGGTAAATGCGGATGATGTAAATGTTCCTATTGAAGAACCATCAACATATACTGTACATGTTCCAGATGGTTGGAATGTTGCGGAAATCAAATAATTCACACCGGTAGATAATGATGTTGTTAGTTGTGCACTATTACCCAATGAACTACCGTAAAATTTAATTCTATTTAATGCTGAGTTATCAGTCGATTCGATTGCTAAACCATAATATCCTGCATAATCAAAAATAAATCTAGATGATGTTCCTAATGTTGTTGTTGGTCTAACCCAAACGTGAATTGTGCCTGTGTTCACATTAAATTGTGAATATCCACCATTGATGTTTGTAGTTTTATCTTTATAGAAAAATTGGTTAGTACCATTAAATGTTGCAAAAGATGCTTTCCTAGTTGCACCATTTGTAGATGTTGGGTTACCACCGGTAATACTTGCAGCGTTTGTTACACCTGCAGGTCTTAAACCTGTATTATATCCACTCAAATCTAGCCAGTCTGCTGCAGCACTTCCTGAATTGTATGATGCTGTTTTATATTGGTCTACATACAATCTCAAACCTGTTGATGGAATATATGGTTGTGTTGTTGTTCCTTTATTATGTGATATTAAACCATTTGAAATATATACGTCCGCATTTTCAACATTCACGGTCACAATTTCAACATCATCTTCAACTACTTCAATATTAAATACTTCAACTTCTGTTTGGTCTTGCATTACTAATTTATCCCCAGGAAGTATATCACCTACATTTTTAAATTTATATTTTTTGATTTCATTACAATAAACATAAAGTGGGTGAGTTTCCGTTGCTTTAATTAATCCATTATTTAATGAGAAATATCCTTCTGCAAAATTAAATGTTAAATCTTGCACAGTTACTGTTTGTTCAGTTCCATCTAATATTTCTGAGTGGAAAAATCTCCATTCTGTTTCTTGACTATCAACTGTCAAAGATTCATCTGGTAATCCAGTAGGAACCCATGCTTTTATTTGGTCTCCAACATTTAAATCTTCTACATTCACTTCACTTCCGTTTGCTAATTGAATTTTAGTTCCAAATAATAAACAGAAATCAGGTTGGTTGATTGTATTATAAACATCCACTGCGTATAATACTTTTGTTTGCTTACCAGCTTCACCATAATTTGTTGCTGCTAAGTTATATCCATCTGCATATCCCATTGTAAGTGTTGCCGATGCCTCTGAATAGTTAGATGCTGCAATTGCTGCTGGTGTTATTGGGAATGTTGGATGAGTTCCTAAAGTTGCCAAACCAACTGAAAAGTTTGCATTGTTAAAAGAACAAGTAAAGTTATTAGATTGTACTGCTACTTTACTTGCTACAAATGAGCCGGAAGTTCCAAATGAGAAAAAAGCATTTTCAGTTGTACTTTCTACAATATATGTAAAAGTTGGTGGAGTTACTGTTACTGAATCAAATGCAAAACCTAACATATTTGTGTTAGATGTTCCTCCGTTCAATCCACCTAAAGATACAGCGCCGGCTCTTACTGAACCACTAACTGCTCTAAATAAATTTCCTAATGATAAATTGGTTCTTGGCATAGTAGTATAAATTATCTGTTATAAATATCTAAAAGTTTTTGTTTCCATAATTGTTTATCTGAAAAATGTTTAATCA